GTTGACGTGCAAGCATTGCGTCAATCCAGTGATGCTTGAGATCGTCGGATTGCTGAGAATTCCCCCAAGCGTATCGACCTTCGACTGCCATGCCGTGTTCCACTGAGGGACGGTCCACACCTGCCCTTGCGTGATGCCGTTCGGGATGCTTTGTGCGGAAACAGTCGCGCACAGCAGCAGCCCCGCAAAGAGCGCGGACAATCTTCGAATCATGAGAAACCTCGTGTGGCTGTTTTAGCCAGTCATCGGCCCGACGACGCCGCCCTGCGGGTCGGAGTGGACATGGCCATTGACCGATCCATTCGGTACCGTCACATCCGTGGTCGCATCAACGTTCGGCACGGTCACTTTTGACGCAAGCGTCACATCGCCGCTCGTCTGATTCACGGGCCCAACAAGATTGATCTGCTGTCCCTGGATCGTGATGGTGTTCGGCGAAAGTAGCGTGATACCGCTCGAATTCATCAGCAGATACTGCGTAATGTCCGCGGCGCTCAGCAGCGAGAGCACGTACACCAGATCCGAAATGTCATGCGTGCGCGCGGAGCCTGGCCCCGCGAGACCAGCTGCTGCGATGACCGATGAGATGTCCCGATCGCACGTCACGGCTAGGCCAATGTCTCCTACTGACGGGTCCACCACGATGGCGTTTGCACCTGACTGGATCCGGCAGAATGGGACTCCGAAGACCTCGGCCAGCGACCATAGCTTGCCAGTGCCGTCCACGGTCTGAACCAGCGGCTGAACGTCCACGGTGCCTATTGCCGGCGGATTACCTTCGCCAGGATGCACGGCCAGGACCTTGACCGGGATCGCCGTGCGCGCATCCTTGAGGATCGATAGGATCAGAAGTTCTTGACGAAGCGCTTCGGATGCGATCTGCGCGGCCGTGAAATTCGGGGTCGCGCTCACGGGTTGATCGCCGCCAGGATCGCGGTAGTGAACCAAGGCCCCTTGGGGAGCATCGTCGTCAATTCGCTCTGCGCTTGAATGATCTGCCAGCGACCGTTAGCCTTCGGGATGCTGGAGTCAACAACATTCATCTTTCGACCGATTTGAACCTGCTGATTGAAGAGCGAGGTCACGATGAGCCCAGCTTCCCAGTACCCGGGATATCCGACCATTTTCGGATCGGTGTTCGGGCCTACATCGATCACCACATCATCAACGGAACCGTTCTTAGGCCAGATGGAAAGCGTCTTGCCGTTTATCTTCCACTCGAATTTCGCGGCGGTTGCAATCCGCGCGATCTGATCGATAGCCGAACCATAAGTGGTCTGATTGTTCTGCGGCGCTGTCGCACCAGCACTGTTGTCGAACGTCAGGCCCGCGGCAGCACATATCGAGGCGATTCGATCCTGGGCGGTTATTCCCGGATGCGATTGCGACGCAATCGGGGTTGCCGCCAGAAACGTGTTGATCATCGTCACGATGAATGCTGAATCCGGCGCGCCAGACAGATCGATGAAAGAGCGCAATATCGGGCCGTTCAAAAGCTGCGTGAGTGGTTGCCCCAAATCTCCAGCTTCGATGACGAGATTGAATTGCTCCGCCGCAACCAGCGCCGGTATCACCGATGAATAAGCATTCATCTGGTCAAGAGTAAGACCCCAGATTTTCACCTGAGCAGTCGTTCCCGCCCGACCCGGGTAGGACTGGATATTGGCCGCCGCACGTAATCCCGCGGCCGAGAAACTACCGGACTTTGCACCTGAGAAGGTGAACTTCAATACCCTCTCTGCGAAGCTCACGATTCATAGACCAACAAGTAGCGCGATCCGAGGCCCTTGTAATTCGGGTCGTTCTGTTTCCCGGTGGTGTCCACAAAATAAAGCCACCCCTTGAATCCCAAGTACGCCTGACGAATAAGGTTCACTCGATCATTGCAGTACTTGCCAGAGATGATCGGAGCGCCATTGATCGAGAGACTCGCATAGAGCCCGGTGCTCATCTGCTGCAGCGTGATCTGACAATTCTGCGTGCCCAGCGTCGCTTGAAAGGTCTGTGACGGGACCGGCTGAACCGACAACACCTGCTGCGTCACCACGCATCTCCGGAGGGAGGCTGCGTGTTCTCGTAGAGCTGCGGCAAAGGAGCTGGGGCAATAGGCGGATTAGAAATCGATGCCTGCTGCTGCGGAGCTAGGTCCCCTGGTTGCAACGATCCAAGATTAGTGGTCGACGCACCTTGGGGCTGCGAAGTCGGGGGAGCCGAGACTGTCACGTTGCTCGAACGCTCTTCTGTCCATTGCGTGTCTGCCCAGATTGTCACGGCGCCGCGGTCGGAAGTTTTCTTGTACCCAAACCCCTGCAACGTCATGTTGGGATAGGTCGTGTCTGGCGTCGAAATCGTGACGATTTGCGTGCCTTCTTTAAGGCTCTGCAGGGTCGATAGGAACGTCGAACGCGGCATCTGCTTGCCCTGGCAGGCCATGAGCATTCGAATGCTGATAGGCTCCTGGACTCGGTTGAACGCCTCGAACCCTCCCTTTTCGACCGGGTGAGTATTCAAGGTCGAACCTGCGTTGATCTCGAATTCCACGACCGAATCCGGATCGATGACCGTGTTGTTGCTCGAATCGCTAATGCCGTAAGGCGGCAGGCCGCCAGGCGTTAACTGATCCGGATTTTCCGGCTGGGGCGCTGACTGGGAATTAAGCGACTCCAGCCCCAAGCCTGAGAAAAGTGCCGACGTGCCGAATGTTACCGTTGTCGGCAGCCCAAGCTGCGCTGCCAGCGCTTGAGTCTCGCCGGATATGCTGGCACTGGCACTGACCTGCGCGGACGTCGCCAATCGAGCTAGATTCGGAACCCCGGGCAACGCCGGAACCGTTGGGAACTGCGTGCTCACCCCGTCATGCCCCGAGTGGCTAAAGAAACGACACCCTGCGCGTTCGGGTTGATCAGCGGATGATCAGTGATTCCTTCAGCAACGGCATTCGCATGTGCCTTTGGATCGGTGGATGGCGTATGAACGTTTACTTCCCCGATATGCGTTTCGCTCGTCACGTTGTGCTGTACGACGCCCGAACGAGCCGCTGCCGAATTGATCGAGTCCATCGCTTGCTGCGCATAAGACAGGCGCCTGTTGAACGAATCATCATTGACGATCTCGTCAAGATGCATCACGCCGAAGGTTTTTCCGATGAGGCTAGGAATCTTGGATAGCGCCTTCGAAACCGCGCGCTTCGTGGTCTCCAATTCGATCTGCGCAAACTTTTCCTGATCCAGGAATTGCTGATCGGAAGAGACCCCGTCAGATCCCATCTGATAGCCGAATCGCTTCGCAAAATCCGCCTGGCGGGACTTATCCCACTGCATGAGCCCGACGTGGCTGCCATTTCTTGCCAGAGGATCCATCGAGGATTCCGCCATCTGGTTACCGACCAGGGCCGCCGCCTCCAGGGCGGGGACGCCCAATCCCATCAGCATTTTCACGCCGCTCGCCATTTTTCCAAGCGCATTGGGAATGGCCATGGCGATGCCCTTGGCCTCTTTGATCAGCTCCTTTGGAAGAAGGAAGTCAACGACCTTGCCGATAAGGCCCAGCGTTGAGTCGAGAACGCCGTAAATCTTCGTCAGCCAATCGACGACCGACTCCATCGGCTTCTGCAGCGCTCCGTACGCCTTTTCGGCGAGAGCATCCGCGGCGATCTGCCTCTCACCCAGCTTCGCTTGGGCGTTGAGCGATTCCTCGAGGATGGACTCGATGCTTTTCGGGGCAGCGGCTTGCGCTTTTTTAAAGTCGGCAACGCCGGCGGGGCCGCGCATCGCGAGATTGAACTCGGTCTGATTCATCAGACCGTAGCCGGATACTAAGGCCCAGGTCTTTGCCCAGCCTTGGCTCTGGCCCATCTTGAACGTCGCGCCAAATAGGCTATCGATATCAACGCCTTTCTGGGGATTCCACTTCGCGCCATACATCGACAAACGCGCAAGGCCGGTGAGCTGCGAACTCGCATTGCCCACACCGATCATCATGCCGGCTACGGCTGTCTGAAGACCGGAAATACCGGCCTGCATCTCCTCCGGAGTTCCGCCAACCGTTTTTGCGGCCTCTCCCCAGGCCCACATGTTCTTGCCAGCCATGTTAGACAGCTGGGCGTTGCGGTAGATGGTGGCATTCGCAGCCGTCATCTTCTTGTTGAAGTCCCAGACTTCACCGCCCACCAGGGCGACTGCAGCGGCTCCCAGGCCCAGGGGCGAGAGTAAGGCTCCCAACCCCCTGGCCATCATGCCAAGGGGCGCGCCGGCGCCTCCAGAGGCCGACATGCTCATGCCGAGCATCTTGATCTTGTCGGCCAGATTCTCGAAATGTCCAGCGCTCGATCCGAGGCGCGAGTCATTGGCGAGATCTCGAAACGCTTCCCCGACTGTTTTTATTCTGCCGCGAGCATTGCTCGAGGTACGCTTGATCTGACTTTCAAACTGCTGGATCTTGCCGAGCGCTTGCTGCTGATCCTTCGAGAACTTCGAGGTGTCGATCCCGAGTTCGAGGAATAAGCTGTCGATGATCGTCGGCAAAATATCACCTATTGCTTATTGGCTCGCTTCACCGCTAGGTACTGATTGTGTTGCGAGACGGCCAGGATCTCGAACAGATCCCACAGGCCCTCTGTTCCATAGACGGTTTCCAACTCATGAAGAGTTGCCCGGCCAGAATCGATGACCGCCGAAACAATCCCAGAAACGTTTATGGCTTTGACGGAGGGGTGCCGCTCACCGGAGGAGCCGAGCTCGGGGAAGCGGCGAAGACGAAAAAACCGAAGTGCAGTTTCAGAACCTCGCTCTTAAGTCGCAAGCGTGTGGACAGATCCTCGGTGTCGTTCTCGACGAGCGTCCGATCAGCCGTAGCCTCTACGCGTTTCACGCACTCCATCAGTTCATCCGCGAGCTTCAATCCTAAGCGAGAAGGCAACTTGCATGCTTGGCTGGCGATCGCGTAGGCCGTCGCCGCGGCACCCAATTGCAGAATCTCGGGCGGTATTTCCACGCCCGACTTGCCCAATCCGAACACCGCACGCAAAATCCAGCGCTCGGTCTGCATGGCAGACCATTCGGTGAGGCGAAAAGTCTTGCCGTTGTCACGGCCCCCGTCGATCGTGATCGTGCCGGTTTTGCGCGCCATTAGGTTGAGGTCGTCTGCCAGGTGGGATCAAATCCAATCTCGACCGAGAACGGCTCGGCCACTTTCTTGTGCGGCGGGAGAACTGGCATGCTCTTGATTGAGACGGTCGTCAAATCCACGTCCAATCCAAGCGCGGGAGAGATGATTTTCACTTCCCCGGCAATAGCATCCCGAATGGCGTCCTGCGCGGCTTTCCAGGCGAAGAAAACACCAATGCTCTCGGAATTCGCTTGAAAGGTGATGCGCATCTTTCCGCGCTGGAAAATATAACCGAGCGTGGAAAACCCATCGGCGCCGACACGATCCTCTGTGAGTTCCTGCGGATCGCCGTCGAACATGTCATCAACCGCGAAGTTCTCCAGCAACACGCCGGAGCTGAAGACGCCAGGAATGGTGAGATTGAAACTTGCGTTCGCACTCGTGATTGAATTTCCATTGGCCATTGTCTAACTCCTACTGGATCACGATTGAAGGCATGGTGATGCTCTGGACGCTCTGGCCATCCTGATAGAGCAGAATGGCGGGCGGCGTACCTCGCGCCTGGCGTACGGTAGGCGAAGTTCCTGCCGCATTCGTGAACAGGTAATAGCCCTGCGCGGTGATGGTTGCCGATACATCGGACCCCACCAGATTGATGATCTGCTGGACCTGCGATGCAGATAGGCTGACGCCTTTGCGGATGGTCCCGAAGCTAAGCGCGGCCGTAATCGCCGGTTTGCAGAATCCAGCCAGCAGTGCATCGCCGTCACTGTTGTAGGGGATTTGACCTACTGATTTGAAACCGGTCACCAGACCTAGTTGCAAATCAGCATTGAGCTTGATCTGATTGAAGTACGTATCCGCCCACAGAAATGGACCCGCTACCGATCCTGGTGTCATCCACTCACTGTTGTTCGCGGGGTTGTTCGAGCCGAACGCTCCGTAAACGTTGTAGCCATTGGAGGTCACGTTGGCGTAAGTGGTGGAATCGCTAACCGATGCGGCGAGCCCCGCCTGCGATTCGAAGCACAGTGTGCGACGGCCGTTCTGCTGGTTGAAGTTCAGAGAGGCCGCGTAGCCGGCCACAAATGCCGCGTGCAACATGGTGCCATAAACAGGCAACGTTCCTGAGGCATTGGTTGATTTAAGAAATCCTCCGAAGCTAGCAGAATTGTTCAGGATTAGATCTGCAGCAGCCTCATTCCATGAGATGTAGGCGTAGCGTGGTGACACCGAGGCCGACCACGCGGAAAATGCCTCTTGTTCGTTTAAGGCTGAAGCCCAAGTCGTGAAGAATGTCGCCCAATTCTGGAAAATCGAAATGAGGAAATTCATCTGCGCCGCGGGAACTGCGGCGGGGGCGCCTTGCGAGATCGTACCTCCAGAGGAGACATCAAGACCCAAGCCATGAGCCAACGTTCCCGTGCAGTAGGTGATCGTCGCTACCGTTCCGGTCGCTACCGTGGTGAACAAAAACGCTTGATGGATCGCATCAAACACGACCGTGAATGAAGGCGCCGTGAAAGCGGCAAGAATGGCGGCAGCGGCTGCCGAGAAACTGGCGACGGCCGCTAGGTTGATGTTGGAACTCGTGAATTGAACTCCATCCACGGTGATGATGAGAGTGCCGGAAAGCGCTTGAAGTTGGGCGAGCGTCAGCGCGGTAGTGGTACCCAGCAACCAGCCGGGCACTGCATTTTCCGCATACCCTAAAAAGTAAAGTGCGCCAGGCGTTGCAGTTTTATTGTCTGGACCCTCGAAGTACGCGGCAGCGGCGAGAGCCTCGGGACTGCCTTGACCAAAGTAAGCGGCGGCACCAGTCGCGCCAACAAATGCCAGCACTTCGTTCTGCGGCGCATAAATGCTTTGGGTCAAGACAACAGCATTCAGATCAAGTGCATTGCCGCCTGCGGCCAGTACGCCAGGAAGAATATTGGCGACTTGACTAAAGGGAATAGTGGACATGTAGGCTCCGCGT